ATCTTCCTGACTCTGTCTTATTCCTTTGTACCAATGCTACACCATATTTGTCTTTTTTTTTTTTTTTTAATGATACGGAAACCACCGAGATCTACACAGAGTAGATCGTCGGCAGCGTCAGATGTGTATAAGAGACAGACTTATAAATATACACTAAACTCAAAAAAGCCAAAACTAATCAAAGATGATATATTAACTATAAGTTCATATGTAGATGCTTTTTTATATGATGGGTCTTATTTTATATTTAATGAACCGAATTTCAGAAAAATTTTTAAATTTGATGAAGCATACAAAAAATTAGTTGACTTAAATAAAGAAAAGATAAAATATATTTTTACGAAGGAAACTTCTTTTATTGAAGATTGTATAAAAGATGGAAGGTATCTACCAAGATTAGCAAAACTTTTGAATTCAGATATATTGAAAAATATTGATAAGGATAAGGTTAAACATGTAATTTCTTTTCATAAACTGCAATTAAATACTGATAGTAGTGGTCTTATAGAATATGAAAATAAATCTAACATACCATTGATTTTAAATTTATTTCTTGATCATTATGTGATAACATCATTAACACAAGAAAAGAAAGTTGCAAAAGCCTTTGAATAAGAGTAAAGGGTGAAATTTATGTTTAATAAAATAATGTTATTTTTGTCATCATATATACCATTATATATACTTATGATAGGGAAAAATATACTTGAAAGAACAACTATAGATGGAAAGTTTAAACATATATCTAGTAATATTATTCTATTTGATGGAATAAATAACTATGCTATTGCTATATTAACAGTTTTATTAGTAATATCTTTTATATATCTATATGTAAAAGTAAAAAATGTTAAGATGGAAAAACATTATAAAGTTATTAGTTTTGAAGATGAAACCGTAAATTATTTTTTTAATTATATATCGATATATCTAATATCATGTATGGGATTAAGTTTGAACAGGATAACAGATGTTTTTATAATAATTTTTATGATGTTTTTAGTTGGATATATATATATATCCAACAATATAATTTATTTAAATCCAGTTATAAATATTATGGGTTACAAAGTATATAACTCTAAGTTAGAAGCACTTTCTACAGGAGAAATTATTAACTCGATAGTTCTTTTTAAAAGAAATATGGAATTTAAGTGTGAAATTGAGGTAATTGGAACTGAAAAAAACAACTTTATTATAGCCAAAACAAACAAATAAAGAGGTGGTGATGTGCAAGATGTCAAAGAAAAGGTAAAACAAGATTACTTAAAAGGAATGAAACAAAAGGAAATATCATCAAAGTATGACATTAGCTTAAACACTTTAAAGTCATGGATAAAAAGATACAACTGGGCTAGTGAAAAAAAGAAGGGTGCACCTATAAATAAAAGAGGTGCACCCTTTTCTAATAAAAATTCAGTTGGTCATGGTGCTCCAAAAGAGAATAAGAACGCTGAAAAGTTTGGTTTCTTCTCAAAATATCTACCCGAAGAAACTAGGGAATTGATACAAGAAATATCTATAAAAGATAAATTTGATATTCTTTGGGAACAGATAACAATTCAATATGCAGCAATAATAAGAGCACAAAAGATAATGTATGTTAAAGGCAAGGAAGAAATGGTTAAAGAATTAAAGAAATATGAAAGCACAGAAAATGGTGAAAAGATAGAGTATGAATTTCAATTTGCATGGGATAGGCAAGCATCTTTTCTTAATGCACAAAGTAGAGCTATGAGTGAACTTAGAAGTTTAATTAAACAATATGATGAGATGATTCATAAGGATTGGAATTTGGCTACAGAGGAGCAGAAAACAAGAGTTGAGAAGTTGAAATGTGAAGTTGATAACCTAAGTAAGGATGATATTGGAGATGATGAGTTGAAAATAAGTGTAGATTATGGTGATAGAAATGATAGTTAGAGTAAATTTTAATCCAGATTTCAAGGAAGCTAATTTTACTAAAAAAAGATACAGAGCAATGAAAGGTTCAGCAGGGAGTGGAAAATCTGTTAATGTGGCACAGGATTATATACTAAAGTTAGGAGATAAAAAGTATCAAGGAGCTAACTTATTAGTAGTTAGAAAATCAGAAGCTACACACAAATATTCAACATATGCAGAACTTACAGGAGCTATAAATCGTATTTATGGTAAACAAGCTGATAAGTATTGGAAAACTACTTTAAATCCTTTAGAAATTAAGAGTAAAGTTACTGGTAACTCTATAATTTTCAGAGGAGTTAATGATGCAAAACAAAGAGAAAAATTAAAATCAATTAACTTCTCGAAAGGAAAATTAACATGGGTTTGGTGTGAAGAAGCTACAGAACTTATGGAAAGTGACATAGACATACTAGATGACCGTTTAAGAGGTATTTTAACTAATCCTAACCTATACTATCAAATGACATTTACATTTAATCCAGTTTCAGCTACTCATTGGATAAAAAGAAAGTATTTTGACTATAAAAATGATGATATATTTACTCATCATAGTACTTATCTACAAAATAGATTCATAGATGAAGCTTACTACAGAAGAATGCAAATGAGAAAAGAGCAAGACCCCGAAGGGTACAAAGTCTATGGTCTTGGAGAATGGGGAGAAACTGGTGGAGCAATACTTAAAAACTATGTTATACATGAATTTCCTACGGAATTTGAATACTTTGATAATATGAGACTGTCACAAGACTTTGGCTTTAATCATGCAAATGTAGTACTCAGAATTGGTTTTAAGGATGGAGAGTTATATATATGTAATGAAATATATGTACATGAAATGGATACATCTGAAATAATAAAGATTGCAAACAGTAAAGGTTTAGAAAAGAATATATTTATGTACTGTGATAGTGCTGAACCAGATAGAATTAAGATGTGGAAGAGTGCAGGATATAAAGCTAAAGGAGTTAAAAAAGGACCAGGAAGTGTTAAAGCTCAAATAGATTATTTGAAACAATTAAGAATACATGTACATCCTAGTTGCACTAATACCATAAAAGAAATACAACAATGGAAATGGAAACAAGATGAAAGAACTGGATTATATCTTGATGAACCAGTTGAGTTTATGGATGATGCAATGGCTGCTCTTAGATATTCTATAGATAATAAGCTTAAAAATAATGGAATAAGCTTCTTAAAGTAAAGGAGGCGTTAAATATTTATATAAGTGAAACAGATTTAATAAAAGTTCAGTTAAAAAAAGAGAGCACATTTAACCTAGTAAAAGTTATAGAGCATTATATTTTAAAACATAGACCAGAGAAATATAAACAAGGTGAAGAATACTATTATGGCAATGCAGATATAAACAATAAGAGAAGATATTATCTCTTAGATGGAGCTAAGGTTGATGATTTTACTAAAGTTAATAATAAAGCAATTAACAACTACCATAAGCTTTTAGTTGACCAAAAGGTAGGCTATAGTGTCGGAAATCCCATAGTATTTAATGCAGATGATGATAATCTCACTAAGCTTTTAAATGACTTACTAGGAGAAGAGTTTGACGATACAATAACAGAACTATATCTCAATGCTAGTAATAAAGGGGTTGAATGGTTACATCCATATATTAATAGAAAAGGTGAGTTTAAATATGTAATAATTCCAGCTGAAGAAGCAATTCCTATTTGGGATAGTAAAAGACAGAGGGAATTAGTTGCATTTATTAGGTTTTATTATATTGAAGATATAGATGGAAATAAAATAAAAAGAGTTGAGTACTACACAGAAAATGACGTAACTTACTTTATTGAAAGAGGTAATAGTTTTATTCAAGAATTTTTATATGATGAATATGGAAAAATGACTGATATACAAGAAGGTCATTTTAGAATAAATAACAAAGAACAGGGATGGGGTAAAGTTCCATTTATACCTTTTAAAAATAATGAAAAGTGTGTCTCAGATTTAACTTTCTATAAATCATTAATAGATATATATGACAATAATATTTCTACACTAGCAGATAACTTAGATGAAATACAAGAGGTTATTTATGTATTAAAAGAATATCCAGGAACAAGTCTACAAGAGTTTATAGATAATATAAGATACTATAAATCAATTAAAGTAGATGGTGGAGGTGGAGTTGATAAACTAGAGATAAATATACCAGTTGAAGCTAAAAAGGAGCTTCTTGATAGATTGGAAAAGAATATAATTATCTTTGGTCAAGGAGTTAATCCAGAATCTCAAAACACAGGTGACAAATCGGGTGTAGCACTTAAATTTTTATATTCACTACTTGACTTAAAATGTTCTAAGACTGAAAAGAAGTTTAAAAAAGCAATTAGAGAGCTTTTATGGTTTGTGTGTGAGTATTTAAAGATAAGTGGTAATAAGAGCTATGATTATAAAACAGTTCAAATTACTTTTAATCACTCTATGATAATAAATGAAGCTGAAAAGATAGATATGGCAGCTAAATCAACTGGAATTGTATCAGATGAAACTATTGTTTCTAACCATCCTTGGGTCGAGGATGTTAATGACGAACTTGAGAGACTTAAAAAACAGGAAGATACTCAAAAAGAGTATGATGATTTAATTCCTAATAATCAAGATGGTGTTATAGATGAAACATAAAGATTATTGGAGGAAGAGATTTGAACAATTAGAAGAAGCTCAAAATAACAAAAGTGTAAAATATTATCTTGAATTAGAAAAGCAATATAAACTAGCTATGAATAGTATAGAAAAAGATATATTAGCATGGTACAACAGATTTGCCAAAAATGAAGGAATATCTTTATTAGAAGCTAAGAAACTACTAAATACAAGAGAACTAGAAGAGTTTAAATGGAGTGTCGAAGAATATATTAGACATGGTAAAGAAAATGCTATAAATCAAAAGTGGATGAAAGAGTTAGAAAATGCTAGTGCAAGAGTTCATATAACAAGACTTGAAGCTTTAAAGTTACAAATACAGCAACAAGTAGAAGTTTTATATGGAAATGAACTTGATGGTATTGATAAACTAATGAGAGATATTTATACAAGTGGATACTATCATACAGCTTTTAATGTTCAACAAGGAGTAAACGTTGGTTGGAGTTTAATGAGTCTTGATACTAATAGAATAAATAAAGTTATCTCTAAACCATGGACTAGTGATGGATTAAATTTTAGTGAAAGGATTTGGGGCAAACATAGACCTGCTTTAATTAATGAGTTACACACTAAATTGACACAATCAATTATTAGAGGTGAGAATCCAAAAAATCTAGTCAATGACTTTGCTAAGAGCTTTAATGTATCTAAATCACAAGCTAAGAATTTAATAATGACTGAATCAGCTTTCTTTGCATCAGCAAGTAGAAAAGATTGTTTTAATGATTTAGATGTAGAGAAATATGAGATTATTGCTACATTAGATTTAAGAACTTCAAATATATGCAGAGAGTTAGATGGAAAAGTATTTGATATGAAGGATTATCAAGTTGGAATAACAGCTCCACCATTTCATTGTCGTTGTAGGACAACAACAGCTCCTTGGTTTGAGGATGAAGAAGGTTACAGAGCAGCAAAAGGAGAAGATGGAAAAACATATTATGTACCATCTAGTATGAAGTATAATGAGTGGTATGAGAAGTATGTTAAACATAATAGTATCTTAGAAATAAAAAATAGTGCTATAATAGATAGCATAAAAGAAGATATTAAAAATGGTAAATATAATTTAAATATTCATGATGGGAAACAAGGAAAACATTTAAAAGAGCATAATAATTATATAGAAGGAAGAAGCTATTTAACTATAACAAAAGAAGAAGCTCAAGAACTTGTGAATAAGCATGCTGGCAATGGAATCATAAAATTTAATCGAAGTGGAGAATGGGATAAAAAAGAACTTATAGAAGTTGATAAGAATATAGGGGTCAATGTTAATAATATTACGGGTGAAAAAACTCTTACAAATAAGTTTAAGATACATTATTCCAAAACTGGAACACATATAGTACCAGCTTTATAAGGAGGAAAAATAAAATGAAATTATGGGAATATGTAGGGAAAAATGTTCAAATAACTTGTGTAGATAAGCAAATAATAAGAGGAAAGTGTGATGGATATACACAAGCTTTAGATAATGAACCAGAAATAGCAAGTATATCAATAGCTAGGGATGGTTATGGAATTGAAGTTTATGAAAATGAAATAGAATCTATCGAAAATATAAATAAGGAATGACTAAGCATGTACTTAAAAATAAGTAGATGCTTTTATTTTGTAAAAAATGAAAGGAGAAATTTAAAATGGATTGGTTAAAAGAATTGCTAGAAGGAATAAAAGTAGAGGATAACAAAATTGATGTAGCTTCTCTTCAAAAATCTATAGAAAAGAAAATAAAAGAGACTACAATTACTAAAGAAGATTATACAAATCTTGAAACACAACTTAATACAGCTAATGAAACTATTAAAAAGTTTGAAGGAGGTATGACAAAAGAAGATGTAGAGAATCTAAAAACAACTTATGAAACTGATAAGAAAACTTTGGAAGAAACCTACAAAAAAGAAATTGAAGAAAAGGACTTTAATTACTGGTTAAATGATGCTTTTAAGTCTATTAAATGTAGGGATGAAATAGCGTTAAAAGCTCATTTAGATATAGAAGCACTAAGAAATAGTAAAGATAGACAAAAAGCTTTTGAAGAGCAAATAAACCCTTTGAAACAGGATAAAGATTATTTGTTTAATGCAACACTAGAAGGCGAAGAGCCTAAAATAGATACTATAACACCAGGGCAAGAGCCTAAGATAAATGATTTTGGTTTTAATTTTACTGGGGTAAGACCTCATGAAAATAATAATAAATAGGAGGAAATAAAATGGCAGCACTAAATTATGCAAAAGAATATTCAAATGTTTTAGCACAAGCATATCCTTATACTTTAAACTTCGGGGATTTGTATGCAACACCAAATAATGGAAGATATAGATGGACTGGTTCTAAAACAATAGAAATACCAACTATATCTACAACTGGAAGAGTAGATTCAAACAGAGATACAATAGCAGTAGCTCAAAGAAACTATGATAATGCTTGGGAACCTAAGGTATTAACTAATCAAAGGAAATGGTCAACGTTGGTTCATCCAGCAGATATAAACCAAACTAATTATGTGGCTTCAATAGGCAATATAACAAAAGTATATAATGAGGAACAAAAGTTTCCAGAGATGGATGCTTACTGTATATCTAAAATATATGCTGATTGGACCGCATTAGGTAACACAGCAGATACAACTGTTCTTACAACAACAAACGTATTAGAAGTATTTGATAAGTTAATGGAAAAAATGACAGAAGCTAGAGTACCTGAAAATGGAAGAATATTGTATGTTACTCCAGTAGTAAATACACTTATCAAAAATGCAAAAGAGATACAAAGAACAGTAAACATAAAAGATGGTGGAACTTCTTTAAATAGACAAACCACAGATATTGACACAGTTAAAATAATTAAAGTACCATCTAATCTAATGAAAACTGCATATGATTTTACAACTGGATGGAAAGTAGGCGCAGGAGCTAAACAAATCTTTATGTCCTTAGTTCACCCAAGTGCAATAATTACACCTGTTTCTTATCAGTTCTCTAAGTTAGACGAACCAACAGCAGTTACAGAGGGAAAATACTTCTACTTTGAAGAAAGTTTTGAGGATGTATTTATATTAAATAAAAAAGCTGATGCAATACAATTTGTTGTTGAAGGAGCTGGAGCATAATGGCACAAGTAAGAAAATTAAATAGAATATTAACTATAGAAGAATGTAAAATAGATGATTTCTTAGAGATGGGATATGATTTGATAGATGAAACTGGTAAGGCAGTAAAGTATGGCAAGTCATTAAATGTAAAAGATTTAATAGCTGAAAATAATATTTTAAGGTCAAAAGTCGAGTCTTTAGAAGAAGAAAATAAGCAGCTTAAAGAGAAAAATAAGCTTACTAAAAAGTAGGTGAAAATTGTGGAAAATAATATGATTGATGATATAGAAAGAAGACTTCAAGGATTTGGATATGTTCTAAAGGATGGAGATAAATGGTTAATAGATTTTGTAAGAGAAAAAATAGAAAATATTATTAAACTAGATTGTAATATAAGTGAAATTCCAAAAGAGTTACACAATATAGAAATAGATATGATAGCTGGAGAGTTCTTATTTACCAAGAAAAATATGGGGCAATTAGATATAGAAAGTATTAACTTTGAAGCTGTAGAAAAGTCTATATCAGAAGGTGATACAAAGGTAGATTTTGCTATAGGAAGTGGCTCTCAAACACCAGAACAACGCTTTGATAGCTTAGTAGCTTATCTTACTACTTATGGTAAGAATAAGATATTAACCTTTAGGTGCTTAAGATGGTAAGTAAAACTAGAAAAGCAATAGAAATGTTATATAGAGATAAATGTACTATAGTTGAGTATCAGCCAATTAAAGACCCTGTAACAAAACGAACTAACAATAAAGAAGTGATTGTATTAGAAAATCAACCATGTAAACTTTCATATAAAAATATAGTTTCTGCTACAGAAGGGAAAGTAGCTAAGCTAGAGCAAACTATTAAACTCTTTATATCTCCAGATATAGAAATTAAAGCAGGTTCAAAACTTATTATAAATGATAAAGAGTATGTAAGAAGTGGAGAATCAGCTATATATCCAAATCATCAAGAAATAATACTTGAGTTATTTAAGGATAAAGCATAATGGCTAGATGGGGCAGTGTTGATTTTAGAGAGTTTAAAAGAGTTTGTAAAAAGATGGAGAAGCTTACAAAGATTGATTTAGATAAGTTTTGCAAGGATGCAGCAAGAGAATTAGCAGCACGATTACTTGGGAAAGTAATTAGAAGAACACCAGTTGATACAGGATTCTTACGACAAGGATGGAATGGAGTGGCTTATGCTAGGTCGCTTCCTGTGTATAAACAAGGAAATAATTATATTATAGAAGTTGTTAATCCGACTGAATATGCAAGTTATGTAAATTTCGGGCATAGAACTAAAGATGGTAAGGGATGGGTTAAAGGACAACATTTCTTAACAATTTCAGAGATGGAACTACAAAGCCAAGTTGATAAGATTATAGAGAAAAAGTTATTAATATTACTTAAAGGAGTATTTGATGCTTAATAATATAATTGATGGAATATCTATTAAATTAGATAAAACATTTGGAGAGAGTTATACAATTTATAGTGAAGATGTGGAGCAAGGTATAAATGAACCTTGTTTTTTTATTGTTCCTTTAAATCCAAGCAAAGTATCCTATCCAAGTGGCAGGACATTAAAAAAGAACTCTTTTGATGTACATTATTTTCCTAAAAGTAATGATAAATCATTTGAAATAAATGAGATAGCTGAGATGTTACTGGAGGAATTAGAGTATATAGAAATTGATGGAGACTTAGTCAGAGGTACAAATATGAACTTTGAAATTATAGATAATGTTCTTCATTTCTTTGTTGATTATAACTACTTTACTATAAAAAGTAATGACACAGATAAGATGGATACAGTAGAGTTATTCGGTGGTTTGAAGAGAGGTGATAATTTTGAGTAAAACATTAAGCAAAGAAGATAACTACAAGTTTACTAAGGAGCAGATAGTTAACTCTAAGAAGTATGTAAATAGAAAAGATTTATTAAATGCAATTTTAAAAGAAAATGATTTATATTCCTTCTCAGAGGTAGAGGATAGAATAAATAAATTTATGAAAGGAGTGAGTTAGATGGCTTTAGGTGGAGGAACATTTGTAACACAAAATAAGGTCCTACCTGGTGCATATATAAATTTTGTAAGTGCTACAAGGGCAACCAGTTCATTATCGGATAGAGGTATTGTTGCAATACCTTTAGAGTTAGATTGGGGCATAGATGAAGACGTATTTCAAGTAACCAGTGATGATTTTGAGAAGTATTCAGTGAAGTATTTTGGATATGATTATACTCATGAGAAGCTGAAAGGTTTGAGAGATTTATTCAAAAATATAAGGTTGGGATATTTTTATAAATTAAATAAAGGCGTTAAAGCCAGTTGTACTATAGCCACAGCAAAATATAGTGGTATCAGAGGAAATGACTTAAAAGTAACAGTTACAACAAATATAGATGATAATGCTAAGTTTGATGTTGTAACACTTTTAGATAATAAGAAGGTAGATACTCAAATAGCAAAGGTTATTGCAGACTTACAAGACAATGACTATATCACTTGGAAGAAGGATGCAACACTAGAAGCAAGTGCAGGACTTGTATTTACTGGTGGAACTAATGGCGAAGCTGTGACAGGAGCAGAGTACCAAGCTTTCTTGGATAAAATAGAAAGCTATAGCTTTAATGCTTTAGGATGTTTGGCTACAACAACAGAAATTAAAAGTTTATTTGTAGAATTTACAAAGAGAATGAGAGATAAGGTAGGAGCTAAGTTTCAAACAGTACTATATAAGAAAAGTGATGCAGATTATGAAGGTGTAGTGTCTATAGAAAATAAGATTAAAGATAAAGATTTAGTTGAATCTAGCTTGATTTATTGGGCTACTGGAGCTATAGCAGGATGCGATATAAATAAATCTAATACTAACAAGCGATATGATGGTGAATTTGATGTTGATGTTAACTATACTCAAATACAACTTGAAGAAGCTTTAAAAACTGGTAAATTTATATTCCACAAGGTGGGAGATGAAGTTCATGTGTTAGAGGATATAAATACTTTTGTATCATTTACAGATGATAAAAATGACGATTTTTCAAGCAATCAATCTATTAGAGTGTTAGACCAAATTGCTAATGACATAGCGACTTTGTTTAATGATAAATATCAAGGTGCAGTGCCAAACGATAAATCTGGTCGTATTTCATTTTGGAATGATGTAGTAAAGCATCATGAACAGCTACAAAATATGAGAGCGATAGAAGATTTCAAAGCTGATGATGTTTCTGTAGAACCTGGAAATGATAAGAAGACTGTTGTAGTAAGTGATGCTGTTAAGGTTATTAGTGCTATGAGTAAACTTTATATGACAGTTTCAGTAAGTTAGAGAGGAGAGTGAAAATATGGCTCAAACAATAAATGCTAAAGATACAGTTAGTGCAAAGAAAGCTGAATGTTTTGTAACTATAGAAGGCAAAAGATATAACTTCATGCAAGCTATAGATTTAGAGGCTAAAATGGAAAAAAATAAAAGTGAAGTTCCAATTCTAGGAAGAACAACAAAGGGAAATAAAACAACTGGGAGTACAAATACTGGAAGTGCAACATTTCATTATAATACTTCTATTTTTAGAGAATTACTTTACAGATATAAAGAAACTGGTGAGGATATTTATTTTGACATACAAGTTACAAATGAAGACCCTACATCTGCTGTAGGAAGACAGACAGTAGTACTTAAAGATTGTAATATGGACAGTGGAATAATTACTAAATTTGATGCTGATGGTGAGTATTTAGATGAAGATATGGATTTCACTTTTGAGGATTGGGAATTAGTAGAAAAATTTAATTTATTGGCAGGAATGGAGTAAAATACACATTTATAAATTATATATGTGTATTTTTTATATGAAAAACTAAAATAAAAGGAGATTAGAGTAATATGAGTAATTTAAGTGCTTTTTTAGCTCAAAATGCAATAAAGATTGATAATGTGAAATATGTAGCAAGTGATAGATTTTTAGATGAAGATGGAAAACCAGTGGAGTGGGAATTAAGAGTTTTATCTTCTGAGGAAGATGAAGCATTGAGAAGAAAGTGTACTAAGAGGGTAAAAGTTGTGGGCAATAACGGGAAACATACTGGTCAATACACTAGTGAAATTGACTACAACAGTTATGTAGCTGAATTATGTGTAGCATCTACAGTATTTCCAGATTTAAAGGATGCCGAACTCCAAAATAGTTATGGAGTAATGGGAGAAGCTCAGTTATTAAAGACAATGCTTACAGCAGGTGAGTATGTCAATTATACAGTAAAGGTAAATGAAGTAAACGGATTTGACACAACTTTTGAGGATAAAGTAGAAGAAGCAAAAAACTAATTAGGGGTGGCGACTTTGATGCTAGTATTACTCATTATTGCATTCAAAAATTAAAATGGAAACCAGGTGAATATATGAATTTAGAAGTTAATGAGAGAGCATTAGCAGCCGCCTCAATACTTGTTAAGATAGAGGATGAAGAGGAAGCAATGAAAGAAGCTGAAAGAGAAAGAAAGAGAGGTAGAAGAAGATAGAAAAATATAAAATAAATATAAAATAGGTAAAATATGTAAGAATTATATGTTATAATATTTTTAGCAAGAAGATGTAATCTATAATCTATAGAGTGGAGTTCATACAAAAGATTATCCTCCCAACATTGATAAGGGAGGTGAGTATGTATGGATAATTTTTTTAAAGGAGTACTAGAAAAGCTATCTGCTAGTTTAATAGTCAGTTTAGTTAGTAATCTATTTAAGAAAAATAAAAAACCACTCAAAGCGGCAACTAAGAGTGGTTGGGAGTTTGATTTTAAAATCAAATTCCGTAGATTTAAATAATTACTAATTGTTTAAATTATGAACTCCACTCTACTACCAATAGATTGTAGTTCTTCTTGCTTTTATTATATCACAAAAAATTATAAATAAAACCATTGTTTATATAAAATAAAAAATAAAAATTTTTATTAAAAAAATGAAAACTTGATTATAAAGCCATTAATTTATAAAATATATATAAATAAGTAGGTATTTATTTACTTGAATTTCATAGTTTATATAAAAAAATTGGTAAACTATGTAATAGTTATATGTTACAATAATTGTAGCAAGGATAATAATCGAAAGTGCGAAGGGTGATTATTTTCATATTAAACGCCAAATTCCAAATAAGGAAGGAGGTGAAATTATATGATAGGTTTTTTATTAAGCATACTAGCTGGTGTTATATCAGCTTATATTTATGACAAAATAAAAAATCACCCAGACGCCAATAAGGGTGATTTAAAAAAATAATATTTTCACTTAACAACTGAAAATAATCACTCTTTGTAGTAGTAAATTATTTCCTTGCTTTTATTATACCACAAATTAGAAAAAATATGCAAAGTACTTGTTTTAATAGCAAGTATTTTTTTGTGTGAAAAAGAAGGTGATTGAATGAATAAAGATATAGAATTTATTGCTTGTTCAATGAGGTTAAAAATTTTGATACAAGCAAGAGAAGACTTAATTGAAAATATAAATAAATATTCAACTAAGTCTTATGAAAAAAATATTGATAATTATAAAAAATTAGATATGATTTTCGAAGATGCTATAAAGTTTGAAGCTATACTCCTATCATCTTTAAAATAACACTAGATGCAACACTGCTTATAACTTCTAAAGAGGCAGAAGACGCAAGATTACCTAATTGTTTTTTAGTTTTATTCCAAACAGTGTCATCTCTTATATTGTCAAGATAGTCATAACCAAAAGAGGTTATCCTCTTGACAATATAATGTTTATATAAGCATCCTTGAGCACCCATTGGTGTAGCTTCAATAAAGCCAACATCCAATAATAATTGTAAATGATAAGAAATAGTTCTTTCATCATAGACATCAGTCATGAAATCACTGATAGACATCCTATCAGCATCAGATTCTTCCATTTTGATTAGAATATTTCTTATCAATTCTAAATCACGTTTCATTATATCACCATCCTTTCATGATTAATTTAGAAGTATCTGCCAATACCTCTTGAATTAATTATAGCATGGTATATTAGGGAGATTTGTTTATATTAAGAATAATATGTAAAAATTTTATGTCTGTAGTATATGAAATGAATAGAAAAAAGAAGCACTTACAAACATGTAGGTGCTTTTGTTTTGCTCAAATTGGTCGGTTGAGTAAAATAATTAGAAAAAATTAGTAAAAAACTCTTGATTTATTGTACGTACTATATTATAATTTAAGTACGGACAATAAAAAGAGAGGTGATAAGATGTCCAATAAATTAGGCAGACCACCAAAAGAAAATTCCAAAAAATTAAGATTTGAAGTTAGACTTAACCAAGAACAAGCAGATATATTAAATGAGTGTGCTGATAATCTTAAAATATCTAAAACAGATGTTGTAATTAGAGGAATTGAATTGGTGAAAGAGAAGCTTGACAAAAACAAATAAAAAACAGCCGCTGCACCGACCAAAGCACTTGCGACTGTTTCCCAAAGAAGTTACCTTCTATGAAATATATTCTATCATAGTAAGGTACTTCTTACAATCAAATTTAAGGAGGAATTTACTATGAATGAATTAATGAATTTTGAAGGAAAAGAGATTGAAATATTTGAATATAATGGGCAAGTTTTATTTAATCCATATGATTGTGGAAGATGTTTAGAGCTAAGTGATAGTGCAATAAGAAATCATTTGTCTAAAATGAATGATACTCAAGCTATATTATTAAAAAATTCTAATGTCCTAGATAAGGACTTTAGAAAATTGCATAATACAGGTGAAAAGTTCTTAACAGAGAGTGGAGTTTATAAACTTATATTTAAATCTCAGAAAGAAGAAGCTGAGAAGTTTCAAGACTGGATAAGTGATGAAGTATTACCTCAAATTCGACAAACAGGTGCATACATAACTAACAATGCTGACCCAGATAAGTTGAGAGAAAAAGCAAGCGAAATTGAAAAGTTACAGTTAGCTTATAATAGTACATCTATGTTAAAAGAGTTATTAGATGATGCAGGCTTTGACAACAAATCTAAACTATTAACAGCTAAAACATTATATAAGAAAGCAGGAATTGATTTACCAATAGAGATAGATGAAGAAGAACATTATTTTGATACAAAACAAATAGCATCTAAGTTGAAAATATATTCTAAGAGTAATAAACCAGCACAGATGGCTGTTTGCGAGATTATTAAAAAGATTGATTTAGAAGATAGTGAAGTAAAAGGAGTTTGGGAAACTAATGGAAGTTGGACTGGTACTGTAAATAAATATACAAAGAATGTAATAGATAAGGTTAGAAATTGGATAGAGGAAAATAATAGACCTACTAAGATTGCAGGTGAGAAGAAGAATTTTCATGTAGTGTATAAGATTGAGTAAATTCTATTGTATTAAATAATTTATTTTAGTTTAGTTTTGAGGGGGATTAATACAATGTATGAGAATTTACTTAATGAATATAATTTAAAAACTGATGAAGATGTAGAGTATTTTGTGAAGTTTGCTAATGCGTTATATGAACTAAAACAGAATAGTGAAGAAAAATTTCAAGAATATGCAGAGATATTGAGAGGTATTCTTAGAGAGCAACAAGAGAAGAACAATAAATAAATAGACAAATAAAGCACTTGGATATTACATAGTTTCAAGTGCTTTGTTTGTAAAAAAATGGTATAATGTAGGTAAGAGTTATATTAACAATGTGGTATGTAAAGATTACTAGATGTAACTATCTCAACTTTGTTTAAATCGTTTTATATTAACTATGTGGTATGTAAAGTTAAAGACACTATATCCAACAGCTCCCAAGACATACAGTTTTATATTAACTATGTGGTATGTAAATTATCATAACATTTTGTATTGCTGCTACTGCTGCAAATAGTTTTATATTAACTATGTGGTATGTAAATTTATTAATTACTAGTATTGTATTATGAGGACTATATAAGTTTTATATTAACTATGTGGATTTAAAATTAAAAATACTAAAAACACTTACTTGAATAGTAGGTGTTTTTTTTAATTGAAAGGATGTGATAATAATGTAAAAATTTTGAAGATATAGTATAATATTCTTATAAAATATAATTTAGGGGGATATTATGAGAGAAGGAAAGAGAAGAAGAGGATGTCTATTTTGGTTTATTCTTATTATTTTATTTTCTGGGGTTGTTGGAGCAATAGCAGGGAACAGTACTAATAATGAAAGCACTGAAAAACAGAAAGAGGATTTAACTAAATATATTGGTGAAGAAGGTAGTATAGGGGATTTAAAATTAACTGTTAATAGTATTTCAAAAGCTAGTGAAATATCAGTAGCATCTGGTTATTTAGCGTACACTCCAGATAGTGGCAAATATGGTATTATAAATTTAACAATAAAAAATCAAACTAAGGAAAGCCAATCTTTTATGCTAAATTCGTTTACATTAATAGGACCAGATGATTCAAAATATGTTCCATCTTTATTGATTGATGTAGGAAATAAATATATAACTATGGATACTGTAAATCCTAATTTAGATGTAACAGGTAATATTGCATTTGAAATTCCTAAGGATTTACTAGTTTCTGATTGTAAACTAAAATATAGTGGTTCAGAGCAAGAATTTATATTAAAAGAAAAATAATATATAGATTTAAAAATATGAAGCATTTACTTTAAATAAGTAAGTGCTTTTTTAATTGAAAGGAGGTGATTATGATGTAAAAATTTTACTTATATAGTATAATTACATTATAAAATTATTGTACTGGGGGGAATTTTATGGGGTTATTTAGAAAATCAAAAGAACCATGCTGTATATGTGGAAAAGAAAAGACAGACCAAAAAATAAAGGATGGTGCTGTTTGTATAGAATGTCTAATGGATTATATGGAGTATAAAGACAAACAATTTACTTTTAAAGATGGATTACCTACAAAATCTGAAATTCAAATCGTTCTAGATTCTAAGAAACAGAATGATTTTTTAGTTGAAAAATTTAATGTAACTAAGGAAATTAACAGTTTTATAAAGTTTGATGAAACTAATAAACTCATATATATAGAGACTAAAAGAAAAAATGGGAAAATAAAGAAAAATGTTTATAGTTTTGAAAATATAACAGGCTTTGAATTGTTAGAAGACGGAGAGACTATAACAAAAGGCGGTCTTGGGAATGCTATAGCAGGAGGCGTTTTATTTGGTGGTACAGGAGCTATTGTTGGTAGCATTGTAGGTAAGAAAAAGACAAAAAAGATAATCGAAAATTTACAAATAAAGCTTACATTAAAAACTATTTCAGAGCCTGTGGCATATATAAATTTAATTAATGTAAAAACAAAGACAAATTCTATTGGATATGAAAGAGCGTATGCAGAAGCACAAGAGATTTTATCTATTTTAGCTATAATCTTAAAAGATATAGAAAAGGAAAGAGAAGAAATTAATAATAATAACTCTAATGCAGATGAAATATTAAAATATAAGAATTTATTAGACTTAGGAGCAATAACAGAAGACGAATTTAATACTAAGAAAAAAGAATTATTGAATTTGTAATATAAAAAACACTTACTTATGTAGGTGTTTTTTTATATAAGAATTTTAGAAAGGAGAGTGAGGAAATGGCTACGATACAGACATCAATTAGAATTTTTGACGGAATGACACCTGCATTTCGCAATATGACTACATCTATTAACACCACGATTAATAGCTTGGAGAGGTTGCAACAAAGGTTGCATAATCCGCTTAACACAGGTGGAATACAAGCTTCTCAACAAAGTTTAAACAATATTGAAAGTATTTTAACAAGGATAGAACAAAATATAGGAAAAGCAGATGAACAACAGAGAAGATTTAACGAAGATATTGACAAGGGGGCAAACTCTACAAATAATTTACTTGGAAGTGTTAAGAAACTAGCAGGAGCTTATATGGGCTTAAAGACGATAGGAGGATTAGGTAGTTTAAGCGACCAGATGACCAGCACGAATGCGAGATTAGCTATGATAAATGATGGTCAATTATCTGATGGAGGATTAAATAAAATGATTTTCCAGTCGGCTGAAAGGTCAAGAGCATCTTATATGGATACTGCAAAAATAGTGTCAAGGATAGGTATGAATGCAGGAAAGGCATTTAGTAGTACAAGAGAAATAGTAGGTTTTGCAGAGCAACTTAATAAGAAATTCGTAATTGCAGGAGCTAGTACAGAAGAAATGAATTCTGCATTATTGCAGTTAACTCAAGGATTAGGTTCTGGTGTATTAAGAGGTGAGGAACTAAATGCTGTATTTGAGTCAGCGCCTAACATTATACAGTCAATTGCTGATTACTTAGATGTGGATATAGGCAAAATAAGGAGTATGGCATCGGAAGGTATGCTTACAGCCGACATTGTAAAAAACTCATTACTTGCCGCATCAGAACAAACAAATGCTCAGTTTGAGCAGATGCCATATACTATAGGACAAATTTTTACGAGCATAAAAAATAATGCAATTATGATTTTTGGTGTTATACAAAAAAAGATTGAAGATACTGTTTCTAGTAGAGGATTCCGAACCTTTATAGATAATTTTATAGACTCTTTGTATGTACTTGGAAATGCTGCTTATAACATTTTTAATGGAATTATAAATATATTAAGTAGTCCCTTTTTTCAAGCATTTGTAAACACTATTATTGTAGGTGTTAGTCTGATAGTGCAAGCACTTGGCTGGGTAATAACACAAGCATTAAATGTTGCTAATATCTTTGCACAAAACTGGAGTATAATCGCACCTGTAATTTATGGAATCATTGCAGTAATAGCTATTTATAAAATAACTATTATTTCTCTCTTGGCAATACAAACACTGCATACAACATTAACCCTAGCACAAAGCTTTGCAACAGCTTTATTGAATGGTGAATTAATGGCAGAAACTAGATTTTTGTTACTTAATAAATTAGAAACGCTAGGTTTAAGTCAAGCGAATGCTTTATTGTGTGTAAGTATTTTAAAAGTTGTTGCTGTAATGGCTCTAGTAATAGCAGCAATATTTGTAGGAGTAGCAATATTCAATCATTTTGCAGGAACAAGCATTTCTGCAACTGGAGTAGTAGTAGGGTGTTTTTATTTCTTGGGAGCTTGTATTTATGATGTATTCGCAGCAGCTTGGAATATTGTGATGGCATTTGTAGAGTTCTTTGTTAACTCATTTAACATTGGTGTCTATAATGCACAGATGTTATTCTATAATCTTGCAAATTTTGTTATAAACTCAATGGGTGATGTTGGAGGTTCTTTCGATAGATGTGCAACAACACTTGCAAATGTATTTATAAATGGAGTAAATTTAGCAATAAAAGCAGTAAATGGGTTAATTGGATTAATTAATAAAATACCTGGAGTAAATATAGATACCTTTGGTCATGGTTATACAAAAAATATAGACTCTGTTGTTGGAAGTTTAAAAAACTATCAAAAAACATTAAAAGAGCCTATTAAACCACAAGACTGGAAAGCACCATATATGGACATTAAAAATCCATTTGACTCTTACAAAAAAGGGTATGAAGTAGGTCAAAATTTAGAAAATAAATTGAAAGATGCTTTTGACATTAACAAGATAGCAGAAAAGGCAAAAAAAGACTTAAGATTAGACGATTTATGGGATAAAAAATACGGACTTGGTGATGGAATAGGCTCAGCAGGATTAAACTCTCCGCTGAACGATGCAGCAAAAGGAGCAAAGGACACAGCAGGAAACACTGCAAAAATGGCAAAAACAATGGATAAAAGTCAAGAAGATTTAAAATATCTTAGAGATATTGCAGAGCAAGAAACAATCAATCGATTCACAGGAGTAAACATAAAAATAGATATGAACAATACAAACAACATAAGTAAAGATACTGACTTAGACGGAATAGTTAATGTACTAACTGAAAAATTAAACGATGCTATGGTTGTATCTGCTGAGGGAATAGTTTAGAGAGGAGGTGTAATCGTGGCTTATGATTTTTACTTGGATGGAGTACAATTACCAATCACACCTGGAAAATTAGAAATAAAAACAACAAATAAAAATAAAACTGTAGACCTTATAAATGATGGAGAAGTAAACATATTAAAGACTCCTGGTCTATCTGAAATAAGTTTTGAAGCAGAATTTACACATAATAAACTGCCATTCTGTCGAGGAGCTTTTAGGGATGTACAATTCTTTTTAAGTAAATTAGAGTTACTAAAAACGGATTGTAAGCCATTTCAATTTATTGTATCTCGACAACTTGGGAATAAAGTACTATTTAATACAAATAGAAAAGTATCTTTAGAGGAATATAACATAGTAGAAGATGCAGACAATGGTTCAGATTTTAAGGTTGCAATAAAGTTAAAACAATATAGAGATTACTCAACTAAAAAATTAGTTCCTGCTCCACCTAAAACAACTAATGAGACTGGTAGACCAAGTGTAAAGATAGAGCCAAAACGAGTTGATTCAGTCAATGCACCAAGTAATAAGACATATACAGTCAAGGCAGGAGATTCTCTTTGGTCAATCTGCCAGAAGCAACTTGGTAATGGTTCATTATATAAGAAGGTATATGAGTTAAATAAAAGTATGATGGATAAAGCTAACAAGGGTAAAAAAGTACCTAAATATACCATCTATAAAGGGCAGGTGTTAAAACTTGGCTGATGATTTAGTTCTGGCGAATGATAGAGATGTAAGATTAGTAATAGCACATTGGGAAGATTTCTATGAACCTGCTGTCATTGATGGAGTTACATGGGAAATAGAAAGGCGAGGTACACCTTCTAAACTTGAATTTACAATCGTCATGGATGATATACTACAGTTTTGTGAAGGTAATTCAGTTCGTTTATATTACAAGGGTACAGGTGTATTCTATGGATATATATTTCAAAAGAAAAGAGATAAAGAAAATCACATTAAAATTGTTGCTTACGACCAGTTGAGATATTTTAAGAATAAAGATACTTATGTATATAGTAATAAAACAGCAAGTGAACTTGTAAAAATGTTAGCTAAAGATTTTAATTTAAAATACAATGTCATAGAAGATACTAAGTATAAAATATCTAGGATAGAAGAAAATAAAACACTCTTTGATATGATTTTAACTGCACTTGATGATACTCTAAGAGAGAAAAAGGAAATGTATGTACTCTATGATGATTTTGGAAGATTAACATTAAAGAATGTTGCTTCTATGAAACTTGATACGGTTATGAACAATGATGTAATTGAGGACTTTGACTACAATTCTTCTATTGATAGTGATACTTACACAAAGATTAAACTTGTGAGAGATAATGAAGAAACAGGGAAAAGAGATGTATATATTGCACAAGACTCTACACATATGAGGAGTTGGGGAATACTTCAAATGTTTGATACAGTAGACAAAAACATGAGTGAAGCAGAGATAAAACAAAAGTGTGATATACTTCTAAAACTATATAATAAGAAAACTAAGTCATTAAGTTTAAAAAATGCACTTGGAGATATTAGAGTGAGAGCAGGTTGTTTAATACCTGTTTTTTTAGATTTAGGAGATATTGATTTACAAAATTATATGTTAGTTGAGAAAGTAAAGCACACATTTGAAAATAATTCGCACTTTATGGATTTGACTCTTGTTGATGGAGATGAATTTGCTTCTTATTCTTCAAGCTCATATAGTAGTGGAAATACTAATAATAAAGATGAAAAGAAAAATGGTCCTGCACAAAGTACTACAAGTAAAGAAGACAATGATATGATAAATAAATTAAATAAAGTATTTAAAAATAAGTTATCAAATACAGGAAGTATATTTGTTAAATATTCTAATGCTTACAAAGTCAATGCAGCTTTAATGGCTGCTATTTCTATACATGAAACTGGTAATGGAAGTTCTTCACTTTGTAAAAATAAAAATAATTTCTTTGGAATGAAAGGAATGTCTTTTGGCTCTGTGGATGAAGGAATAAAAAGAGGTATAAGTAATTTATCAAGAAACTATATCCATATGGGAAGAAAAACATTAGAAAGTATTAGAGACAAATATGCTCCACTTTATGATAGTCCTCTTAATAAACATTGGGTACCAGGAGTAAATAAGTTTTATAAACAAATAACGGGAAATGCATATAGTTCTAATAGTGCAGGTACAGGTGTTAGAAGCAACGAGGAAGCAGAAAAGAATTTAAAAGATATAACTTATCAAGTTCAAAATAGCAACAATGCTAATACATCAACAAACAATAATAGTAAAGTAAATAAAGTTATTCAAGAAGCAAAAAATCAACTTGGCAAGCCTTACAAATGGGGTGGTAATGGTCCAAAGAGTTTTGACTGTAGTGGTCTTATGGTGTGGGCATTCAAAAGAGGTGCAGGTATAAATCTCAAAAGAGTTTCAGCAGACCAATCAAATGATAGTAGAGGAAAACTATTATGCAACATAAATGATGTAAAAGCTGGCGATTTAGTATTCTTTAAAAACGAACAAGGAAAAGTACATCATGTTGGACTATATATAGGAAATGACCAATATATTCATGCTCCACAAACTGGTGATGTAGTAAAAATAAGTAGTTTAAGTGGTAGACAAAAGAAAAAGCGTGATTTTGCAAGAGCTAGAAGATTCTTTTAAGTGAGGTGGTAATATGAGTCAAGAATTATTGCAAATAATTAAAAAAGCTGCAATGGATGCAGTAGAAACAAGTAATCCAATTCAAATTGCATTTGGAACTATAGAAAGTGTTAATCCTTTAGTAGTTAAGATAGAGCAAAAAGCCTCTTTTGAAGAATCTTTTCTAATACAAACAGATACATTCAAAAAATATACAGATAAAAAAATAGGAGATAAATTAGTCTTAATTCGTATGCAAGGAGGACAGCAATATTTGATTTTAGATAGGATGTGATAAGGTGTTACCAAGCGATAATTTAGATTATGACATTGAAGATGTATCGATAATTAATTTTGATGTTAGACAAGAACCAAGTAAGACGTTTAAATTGAATATAGAGAAAAATAGAGTAGATGGTATTTGTGATGATGTAGAAGCATTAAAACAAACCATTTTTTTAATTTTAAATACTGAAAGGTATGAGCATCTTATTTATTCTAGAAATTATGGTGTTGAATTAAATGATTTAATTGGAGAACCTATTTCATATGTAATACCCGAACTTGAAAGAAGGATAACAGAAGCACTAATTCAAGATGATAGGATTGAAAATATAGATAATTTTGAGTTTCAAAATATAAAGGGTAAAGTACAATGTAGATTTTCAGTTCATACAAAATATGGAAATATAAAAGCAGAGAAGGTGGTGAGTGTATAATTGTTTGAGTTAATGACATTTGAAAATATAATTAAAAGAATGTTAGATAGTGTACCAGATACTTTTGATAAAAGGGAAGGTTCTATAATATATAATGCTCTTGCTCCTGTTGCTATAGAACTTACAGAAACATACATTGCCATGGATGAATTACTAGACCAAACATTCGTAGATACTGCTAGTTATTACTATTTAGAGAAGAGATGTAAAGAGAGAGGTATTACACCTTTACCTGCAACCAATACAATTGCAAAAGGAGTTTTTAATATAGATATTCCTATTGATTCAAGATTCAACTTAGGAGAATACAATTATGTGGCAATTGAGAGAATATCTGAAAAAACATATAAAATGAAATGTGAAACTACTGGACCTGTATTTGAACTTGGTCAGTTGATTCCAATTGAATATGTAGACAAATTAGAAACTGCTGAGTTAACTGAAATACTAATTAATGGAGAAGATGAAGAAAGTGAAGATAGTTTAAGACAAAGATACTATGATAGTTTAAACTCACAAAGTTTCGGTGGTAATATACAGAATTATAAGGATGAAGTTAACAAAATACAAGATGTTGGAGGAGTTAAGGTGTATCCTGTGTGGGACGGTGGAGGAACTGTTAAGTTAGTAATAATTAATTCTAATTTCAAAGTACCATCAGAGGATTTAGTTAATTTAGTGCAAGAAGAAATTGACCCAATTGGACATCAAGGACAAGGCTTAGGATTAGCACCAATTGGACACCGAGTCACAGTTGAAGGAGTTACAAGTACAACTATAAATATATCAGCAGAAATAACATATAAGAGTGGATATACATGGGAGAATATAAAAACAATTGCAGAAGAAGCAGTTGATGACTATTTAAATGAACTTAATATGAGTTGGGAAGATGAAGAAAACTTAATAGTTCGTATATCTCAAATTGAAACTAGATTACTTAGTATTGATGGAGTATTAGACATTGCAAATACAATGATAAATAGCATTGCATCTAATCTTAATGTTGATAAAGATTCTATAGTATTAAGAGGTGAAGTAGTTGGATAAAGAGATTAATCTAATAAATTACTTACCGCAAATCCTACGAGATAAAGAAGAATATATAAAAGTATTTAATGTAGAAAACAAAGAAATAAAAACACTACATGAAAAATTAAATGACCTATCAAATGACCAGTTTTTAGAGGATTTAACTCCAAGTGGCATAAAAAGATGGGAAAAAATAATGTCTATAACTCCTAAAAGTAATGAGAGTTTAGAAGATAGAAGGTTTAGGATTTTTAGTAAATATATAAGTAAATTACCTTATTCAGAGAGATTTTTAAGGAACTGGCTAGATAATGTAGTTGGAGAAGGCAATTATGAGTTAACTATAAATAATGCTACTTATAATATACATCTTGAAAGTGATGCTAGAAATCAAGATTGGTTTGAGGAAGTTCATTCTTTTGTAAGTAATATTAAGCCATGTAATATGACTTTAGATTACACTAGAGTGCTTATAAGCAAAGACAATTATATGAATTTTGGTATAACAACCCTAATGGGTCAAGAAATAACTATATACCCTTGGAGTCCACCAGATATAGAAACTTATGGAGAAATTGATGTATTAACTGGCAATGGAGTTGGATACCAAGAGATAACAATATTTTAGGAGGTGATATATTGGCTATAGATAAAAGTTATTACACTATAATTACAGATGTAGGAAAAGCAAAGATAGCAAATGCAAGTGTTACAGGCAATAAAGTCGGATTTGTAAAAATTCAACTTGGTGATGGTGGAGGTAGTGAATATACTCCAACAGAAAGCCAAACAGCTCTAAAAAATGTAGTTTGGGAAGGTAATATTGGGAATACAACTACAGATGAAACAGCACCAAATTGTATAATACTAGAGAGTCTTATACCAAGTAATGTAGGCGGATTTATGATAAGAGAAATAGGGTATTTAGATGATGAAAATAATCTAATTGCCATTTCTAAATATAAAGAATGTTATAAACCTTCTATAGAACAAGGGGCAGTAGTAGACATGAAGGTTAAAACTGTGCTGATTGTATCTAATGTAAATAATATAGAACTTAAAATTGACCCAACAATAATCTTTGCAACACTCAAAGATATACAAGACTTAGAAACTAAAATTGATACAACTAAAACAGAGTTAAATACTAGAATTGACACAGAAAATGAGAAACAAAATATTAAAATTGACCAATTAATCGCAGGTGGTTCAAATGTGGCATCTACTCAAACAATAACAATTGACGATTGGGTTGAGGATGCAGAAAATGGATTCAAAGCAACTGTAACACATAGTTTGTTAACACAGAGAATAGTTGTAAATATTATAGATGCTACTACAAAAGAAAATGTAGTTACAAACTTTAAAATTATAGATGATAATTCTATAGAAGTTAGAAGTGAAACAAGGTCAGAATTAAACGTTTATGTGATAAATGGAAATGCAGAAACTCATTTTATTAATGCGACTGTGGATGACAACAGAGTGTCTGAAATGACTACTTATTCGTCTAAGAAAATCGAAGATAGATTTCTTAATTTAGAAGAAAAAGTAAATGGTGGTTTATCTAGTATTGCAACAAGTGTAAATGAGTTGATAACTTATTGTTAGAGAGGAGAGTGAGAAAATGCAGACAGAATGGAACTTTGGGTACAATGGTTCGCCACAAAGTGTTATATTGAAACCTGGCAAATATAAATTTGAATGCTGGGGTTCTTCTGGAGGTATCAACAATTCTTCTTGGCATACTGATGCTAAAGGCGGATATTCTAAAGGTGAAATTACATTAAAAAAACAAACTACATTATATGTTTACGTCGGCGAAAGTGGTTTTGCTTCTTCATCTACGAGTAATAACACTAAAAGTGGTTTTAATGGCGGTGGTAAAGGTTATTTAAATCAACAGGTTATGGGTACTTATTATTCTATGTACGGTGGTGGTGCTACCGATATAAGACTTGTTGGTGGTGCTTGGGATGATGAGCAAGGTTTGCTATCTCGTATAATTGTCGCAGGTGGTGGCGGAGGTTCATATCATCCTTACACTGGTGGTGCAGGAGGAGGATTAGAAGGAGGTACTGGGTATAGTTCTAATGACAGATACCGTCCCGGTGGTACTCAATATCAAGGTGGTATTGGTCGTGTAAATACAGAAAACGGAAGTTTTGGAAAAGGGTGTTCTGTTAAAGATTCAACTGGCGAAGGCGGCGGAGGTGGCTGGTTTGGTGGTGCAGGCATGAATGGTGTAGGAGCAGGTGGAGGTGGAAGTAGTTATGTATTGACTAAAGACAGTTATAAGCCTACTGGCTACACACCAACATCTGAATATTATTTTGATAATATTGTTATGACACCGGGTGGAAATACTGCTGGTGCTTATGGTTACGCACAAATAACTTTACTTCAATCATTACCATTTTTAAATATATCATCTTATAATTCTACACAAGCAACATTTAAAGCTGACCACACAGACCCTACATTATTAACTAAGATAGAATATTTTATAGATGATGTGCTAAAAGAAACTATAACAACAGATTTAACAACAGAGAAAACAATTAACTATACACTAGAAGATAACGCTCTACACACACTTAAAATAGTCGTTACAGACAGTAATAATGCTACAGCAGAAAAAGTGTTAAGTATAAGTAAGAATATAATGCCACTGCCCGAAAATGTAAATTTAAATGATATATCAACAAAATTAGTTGAGGTTAATGCAGGATTTAAAGTTGGGAAAACAAGTATTATAAATACTTTAGCATTAAAGAATATAGAAGCAAGTTTAAATAATACACTTGTTGAGTTGTCAGAGAAAATAAAAACAAGTTTTGATAGTTCAGACGCTAGTGTGCAGGATTTGATGAGCCAGTTAACACAAGCTAATAATACTATATCACAGTTAAATTCTAAGTATAAATATGCAACAGGAACTGCTTATGCTAGAGAAAATTCATCCTTAATTGCATGTGTATATGACCCTAATACTTCTCATACTGTTACAGAAACGAGCCCTTATTGGCTTGATTTAAATGGAATTGGATTTATTCCTGATATATTTTTTGCTGAATGTGAATATGAACCACATTCGAATGCTTTTTATAAGTATTTTGTTTTTGCAATTAAAAATACTTTTCCCATTTCTAATAATACTGGGTTTGTAGTTAATATTGCTTTTAACAAGGAATATGGTGATGAATCTTTTAAATTACGAGGAGCTTTATATACCCTTGGCAAAAGACATGTTTCCATGGATAATAATGGAGTTAGAGTACCTTCACTAAGCACTCTAAATGATTTTAGAGCATATAAATGGCATGCGATAAAATTTAAATAAATGAGGTGATAAAATGAATAGAGCAAATAGAATAATTTACGACCAAACTGGTAAAATATTACTCCAAACAGGAGAAGCAACAGGAGATATATTAGAGCATGATACAATAACAGAATTACATTATATTGATGTTGAATATGGAAATATAGACTATAGTAAACAGTATATAGAATCTATAAATCCAATAACAAAAGAACCTATTTTAAAAGATATTCCAATCTATTTAAGCGAAGAAGAAAAGAGAATACAAGAGTTAGAAAACCAATTATTACTAAATGAAAATGAGAAAGTAGGAGGAATTTTATAATGAATATAAATAATGTTGTAGTAAGAATATTAGCAGAGAGAATATTAAACAAAGGATTGAACCCTTTGAAAAATCGAGAATTTGAGTTAGATGATGTGGCTAACATAGAGTACAGAAAAGCAGTAGAGGATTATATAATTAAAGAAAGTGGAGTAGTAGAAGGAGCAGAACCCGCATTATAGAGGGTTCTTTTTTATTTCAATTAATTAGGAGGCTTACATGAATGAAGAACTTTTTGAAGCAAATTTAAAAAGACATGAAACAAGAATAAATAAGCATGGAGAAGAAATAGACGAATTAAAGATAGCAAATATAGAGTCTAAAGCAGAGTTAAAAGCATTGTGTGAGAACTTAAATTCCCTTACTAGCATGTTAAAGTGGCTAATTGGAACTATGATTACAACACTAGTAGGATTCTTTATATTTGCAATACAAAAAGGAATATTTTAATTAGGAGGATAAAAGATGGATAATTTAATAAGTTTCATACCAGAGCAGTTACTAATTTTAGTAGCTGCTCTTTATGTTATAGGAGCAGGTTGCAAGAAATATAAGCAATTAGATAACAAGTATATTCCAGTTATATTATTAATACTTGGTGTAGGTTTCTCGGTGTGGATGTTAGGATTAAATCCTAGTGCAGTCTTACAGGGAATAATTTGTTGGGGAATATCAATAGGTATAAATCAAACTTACAAACAACTAAAGGAGGAAAATAAATAATGGAAATAGCAATAGTACCAGGGCATACACTAACAGGAAAAGGAACAGGGGCAGTTGGTTATATAGATGAAGGAAAAGAAAACAGAATTTTAACTGATTTAATTGTTAAATGGTTGAAACAAGGTGGAGCTATTGTGTATACTGGAAAAGTAGATAAATCTAATAACTATTTAGCAGAACAATGTGAAATTGCCAATAGGCAAAATGTAGACTTAGCAGTACAAATCCATTTCAACGCAAATAAAACAACTCTAAATCCTATGGGTACAGAGACAATATACAAAACTAACAATGGTAAGGTATATGCTGAAAGAGTTAACAAAAAACTATCAACAATATTTAAAAATAGGGGTGCAAAATCGGATGTAAGAGGTCTTTACTGGCTTAGTCATACAAAAGCTCCTGCAATATTAATAGAAGTGTGCTTCGTAGATAGTAAAGCAGATACAGATTATTATATTAGACATAAAGACATAGTTGCTAAATTAATAGCAGAAGGTATTTTAAATAAGACAATAGATAATAAAGAGAATGGTGAGGGAAAAATCATGTACAAACATACAATCGTTTATGATGGAGCAGTTGACAAAATACCTGCAACTGTAGTTGGCTGGGGATATAATGATGGTAAAATACTAATATGTGATATAAAAGATTACATACCAGGTCAGACAGAAAATTTATATGTTGTTGGTGGTGGAGCATGTGAGAAGATAGGTTCCATGACTAAAGAAAATTATACCATGATAAAAGGTAATGATAGATTTGACACTCTTTATAAGGCACTAGATTTTATAAACAAGTAAATCGATTAGGAGGTAGTAACTGGAAATAGTTACTACCTCTTTTTTTATTCATTTTCAGCTTTTTCAATAATTATTTTTCCATCTTCAAGTGTAACTATAACTTTTCTTTCATCTTGAGAGATACCTAGTTCTTTAACCCAATTAATAGGTAAAGATAATCTAGTAGTAGTATAGCCATTTCCACTTTTATGAAAACTTATATTTAATTCTCTTTGTTCCATTTAATTACCATCCCTTTTTAATTCTTTTGTAAAGAAAACTAATAGTGAGATACTTATTAATAATCCAATAATATTCCATATATCAAAACTTTTTATTAAGAGTATTACATCAAACACTATAGTTATTAAAACAACAGCAACACATATTTTGTAAAAATTTCTATTCATGGCATTTTAGAAAGTATGTTATAATATTAGAAAGAAGTCACCTAGAAGGAACTGCATTTCCTTCTAGGCTTAACTCTTATAGTTCTTTAATTAGCCTTAAAACTGTAAGAGCTATATTTAGTATTAATAATATAAAAGAGAGAACTTTTTTAATTATATTAAATTTGTTCTCTTTTTTATTTTTTCTTCTTTCTAATCTCCCCACTTTCTTTGTCCTCCTTTCTTAGTTTTTGTTTTCTCACCTCCTTGTCCATAAATATATTATAACATTACGGGGCGTATAATGCAATAATTATTTCCATATTTTTCAATAAAATTATATTAATGAACTATATTTTTATGTATTGCGAATGATGTTGTAGAAATAAAAAAAGATATAGAATAGATATTTGATAATTGTAAAATTATGCTATAATTAAATGGTAAGAATATATATTGTAAAAACGACAATTTAAGGGCGAAAGTTTTCAGATACAATCACCTTTACAACAGTAGAAAAATATATATGAAGATTATTGTATTATAGAAGTAGACTAAAAAATATTTATATAGATTAAAAAATCACTCTAACAGAAATCAAGATAATTTTAATAAATTTGTAGTATATAATAAAATATAAAGATTGGGCATTATAAATTTAATTGTTTAATGTACCTATGAATATGTTAGGTAGGAGGTAGAAACATATTATGGATATCAAGCCTTATGATAAGACCATTAGGGAACTTTTTCTTTCAGGTCGCCAATTTGTTATTCCACGTTTTCAACGAGAGTATTCATGGGATAAGAAAAATTATCAAGAGTTTTTTGAGGATATGATAAACAATTTATCGATTAAAGAAAGTAAAATTGTATCAAATCAGTATTTTCTAGGTACTATGCTTTTTGTTGGTAATTTTGCAGAAGGAACAGATCAGGAAATACAAGTTGTGGATGGGCAGCAAAGGTTGACCACAATTACAATTTTGTTTTCAGCACTTTCAGATCGTTTCATTTTAATGAAAGAGGATACTCTTAGTGAGCAAATATTCAAATATATTATGACTAAAGACGATAATGGAGAGGAAGTTAGGATTTTAAAAAGTAAAAGTCATTATCCATATTTTGCATATTTCATTCAAGATAGAAAAAAAGAGATATGTCAAGAACCAAATAGCGAAGAAGAAATATGCATTAAAGAAACATATGACTATATGTTTAGGGAATTAAGCGAAGAACGTTTAAAGACATTGTTGAAGAAAAAGCATGGAAGTGATATAGTAAAGCAGTTACGCTATATTGATATTTTAAAAGCAATAAGAGATCAAGTATTAAATCCAACTTTTGTTTCTATTTCTACTAAAGATCGGGAACAAGCAAATAAGATTTTTGAAATATTAAATGCAAAAGGGAAGCGTCTCGCGCATATAGATTTAATTAAAAATAAAATTTTTGATATTCTTAAGCAAACAGAACCTGCTGATTTTGCTGAAGATTATTGGTGTAAAATAAAAAATATTCTTAATAAGGGTAAGGATACTGTTGGACTTGCAACATACTATAGACATTTTTGGATTTCAGCATATAAAAAATCATCATCAAGTAAGTTGTATGATGATTTTAATATTTTAATCATGCCTAAAAATGATGATCGTTATAAAAAATTTCTTAAAGAAATGCTAGAAAATGTTGAAAATTATGTAAAAATAATTAATCCAAATCGAGAAGATTATAATAATCGAAAAGAATATTTTTGGCTTGTACAAAGTTTAAATGCTTTAAGTAACTATTTTAATATAGTACAAGTACGTATAGTTTTACTTGCACTATATGATTTAAGGGACAAAAAGATTATTGATCACAAATTATTTAAATCTACTATAATATTTTTAGAAAATTTTCATTTTTCATATAATGCAATAGTGTCAGGAAGGTCAAATAGCTTTGAGTCAATTTACTCTAGTTTCGCAATTGCATTACGTAGATGTACCACCAAAGCTGAAGCTATTGAAATAATAAATCAAAAGTTAATTAATCGAGTAAACAAATTGTTTCCTAGTTTTGAGCAATTTTCTAAAAAATTTATAAAATTAACTTATTCAAAAAAAGAAAACAATTCAAATATAAAAGTCAAATATATTTTGAATAAATTAAATTGTCATTACATGGAACAAGAGATTTTTGCAGACGATAGCAGTGTTGAGCATATCCTTCCAGAATCTGATGGACAAGTAAATTTAAATATAGGAAACTTAATTCTACTTGAGAGATCATTAAACAGTGAAGCTGATCAAAAAAATTATCAAGAAAAAATTAATATCTATAGTAAATCAAAATATACTTGGGTTGAAGAGTTTATTAATCAGCATAGAACTTGGGAAGAATCTATGATAAATGAAAGAGCTTTGCAAATGTCTAAAGAATATTATACAAAAATATTAGGTAGAAGATTAGAATAA